CTTGCTCAATGCTGACATCATTTTTAACCATCTCTCTATAAATATCTTCATCAGATTTATTTCCTTGGGAAACAAAATCAAGAACATTCTGAAGACCAGTTTTTGCCGCAACTTCTGTTTCTGCTACTTCAGTCGCTGCCAATGCTGCCGTATTAGCCTGAGCTGCAACTGTTGCCGCCTCAGCCTGAGCTGCCGCTGCTTGCTCTGCTGCTTGATCTGCCGCGCTAGGCCCGCTTAGTGCTTGATTATAAGCAGTCCTAGCTTCAGCTGGATCAACTCCAAATGTAGCCGATAGGGAGTCAAGATTTGCTCCGGTCTGCTGTATTAAATTAGATATATCAGACAAAGAAGCATTTGGATTGCCATTAATATAATCAATCACAATGCTCTCTGGCGTTATTCCTATGCCGCCAAGACCTTCAGTAAAATTCTCTTCCATTAGGAATACCTCAGCGCTTCAAGTTCGGCTAAAGTGGCGGCATCTATACCCATTCCACCTAAAGAATTTGCCGTATTATTTTGAGCAATTTGCTGTATATACTCAGGATTAGCCACCGCATCAGGTAGCTGCTGTTGAGCAAAAGACATATCGTAACTACCTTGATATGGCTGCAAGTTGCCATAGTTTACATTAGTGCCTCTAATCGCCTGTTCGTACATAGGCATTCCTGCAAGAAGCGCCTGTTGTGCAGCTACGTTGCCACCAACAAAGGCATCGGCTTGCTGAGGCATTGTTTGCCCAAAAACATCTAATCCAGCCTGCTGGCCTGCTGTCATTGCTCCATATTGGCTAGGCATAGCTTGTCGAATATCAGACCTAGCCATATTTTGTTGACGTTCCATAAATTGCATCAGTTCTCTGTTTGCGCCTTCTTGAGCCTTAATGCCTTTGTCTGATTCGCCGCCGAATAGTGTTGTGACTAATTTACTCATATCTCGCCTCTAGCTCTGCTCTAGTAATGCCTAGTAACCATTGGTCATGTATTTTGCCGTTTTTTTTAAAAGACCGCCTAATTGTTCCTTCTAACTTCATGCCGCATTGTACCGCAAACATCTTGGCATTAGGAAAGCAAGTGGCGATCTCTGCGTTTACCTTTTCATACTTGGTGTTCTTTGTTATCCAAGTAAAAAACTCTCTTGCACCTTTGTACGCTTTCTTTCCTCTGAACTCTTTTAAGATCATTGGATGGATTTCTATGGTTATGCCGTTGCGTAATTCAGCCATCCAGAGGCCGCAAACTTCATCATCTTCTGTATGTACGAACCAACCACTGTGCATATCTGGATACCACTCATCTCTTGAGAAGTCATCCTCGCTGATCTCATCAAACACTTCAGATCCGGTAACAAATGATCTTATGAAGTCAGCGTCTACCGTTCTGGTAATCAAGCAAGAATCCAGCCTTGTTTTCTGTCTCCAGCAATACTAGGAAGCATCTTCCTGTATTGAATAGCTCCAGCAGCGCCAGTAGTATCCAAATAAAGACTATATTGTACAGCCTCTATAACTCCTTCAGGACTGCCAGATCCAATAATAGGAATACCCAACGAAGCCTCTTGTGTAAACTGTCTAAAAGCCTGACTCATCGTGCCATTTGACTCAACTATCGGCTGACCAACATTTAATTTATAGCTCACTGAACACCTTCTATATCAGCCGTAAGCTGTATGATTACAGGCTTAACAGGATCACTAATAGTAAACCTAAATAATTCAAACCTAGCTGCTCTACCGTTTCTGCGCCAAATAGCTCTATGGTTGTACTCGCCTATTTTACCAATGCTTCTATAACGAGTATCGCTCCAAGTCTTGGAGTTACGGCTGCGAGCCATACCAATCTGAGGATCAGGAGCTGCGGCATTACCAACACCGCTTTCAACGGTTAGTTCTATCTCAGGAACTACAAACGATTCCATATTACTTTGGAAAGGCTGAGTCACTATAGAGCGTCTGATTTCCGTTCCGTATTCGTCAAAAACATCTGGATCTAAATTTCCAATTCTTCCGTCTACTAAATCACCTGCCCAAATATCATTGTACGCTCTTACCAAGGCGGTAACACGGTAGCCGCCAAGAGTGCCGTCAATTACAGACTTTCTTTCATGCCAGCGTTTGGTAATTATATCGTAAACTAGTGTCCTGCTTGGTAATGCAAACCCAACAAAATAAGCACCTTTTTCTGCGTATCCCCATGAATAGATAGACGCTACTTGAGCTTCTGTTAAGGCACTCAACTCTTTATCTATAGCAGTAGTGGATATCTTTGCTACATCGTTTCCTTGTAGCGTCCAAATTGCTGGAGATTCGTTTTGACCAGCGCCAATAAATACAAACGTATCTTGCAAAGTTTGAATACTGAAAGGACTGACAATGCCTTTCTGTAAGAATAATCCTGTTCGCTGAAATGGGAAGTCAGCGCCGCCAATGTTTTGAAATGCTTCTATCGTCTGCGAACCTCCTATAAATAGCTGGTTCTTAAAAACTACAGGAGCAACAATATCATCAGGATCAGACTCAGCAGTTCCAAAGTCTAATGCGTTGTAGCTCAAGCCATCATTTAAAGCGCTGACAATAAACTTTTTGCTGTCAGTCGTTAAGCAGAAATAGCCGTCAATATAAACAACCAGTTGAGGATTTCCGTTCGCAGTAAAGTCTGTATCTGTGATTTGAGAGAATGTGTCCGCAACGTGGTTGTAGATGTATCCGTTCCCATTAGGAACTAAGATAAGAAGTTGTGTGCCGTTGTCAGCCATTGAGACTCTAACAGTCCCATCAATCTCACCGTGGAAAGTAAGAGAGAAGTCAGCAGCCATGCTAAAGAGACGATTCTCCATGACAAAGTAAGGCACACCATTCATTTCATGTGCGCCTCGATTACCTGTAAAGGTATTAGCGTTTGCTACTTCTTCTAGTCCAGCCGTACCGTACAGCGTCTCCTGATTCAACGCAGGAGCTTGAGCAATATTCGGATAGAAGTTCACACACTCCTGAGCCGAGATAGGCAGGCTATCGCTCTCGTAGAATCCGTTCGCTATAGGAAGGACTACTTTAGGCATCTAAGATACTCCGAACAGGCAGTCCGTCACGGTTATGTCGTTTGTGCTTGAACCATTAGCCACATAGATTTCTACATAGTCAGAGGCAGTCATTGCTATGTTGTAGAACAAACTTACGTTTCCTGCTGATCCTGAAGTGACTGTTCTGGATATCTTAGCGGCAGGAAGTGCAATTCCATTTTTATGGAGCTGAACCGTTAAATCTTGATTAGTCCCGACAACATCTAAAGTAACAGAGGCCACAAACTGAACTGTAGTTGTGGTTGCGCCTGTGTAAGTCAGCTTGCCTGTATTGTCTGCTGTGAAAGTAGAAACTGTTCCTACAACAAATGTACCTGCTACTTTTACAGGAGTGTCTATTGTTCCAATAACTGTAGCAGTTGTATTATCGTGCATCGTGACCTGAGCGTTTATCTCATCGGCAATAGACGTTATCTGAATGCCGTAAGTATTTACCGCTGAAACACTAATTCCATTTCCCGCAACAATGCTTGCTATAGTAGGAGACGCTGCTGTTGTGTTTAAAAGGATAGGAAGACCTAAAGCGTTAGCTGTGAAATTGTGGCTTATCTGCGCTCCATTAGATGCGGTGAGAGAGGTTACAATTCCAGAGCCATTTTCTAAACTTCTAATCTTATTAACTGTCCCATCAACTTCAAGTACAGGCGTTCCTGTGCCAGAACCAGCGGTAACAATACTGCCAGTAACACCTAGACCAGCAACCAAATCCTGATAGCTGATTCTATAGTTCGTATTGTTGACAAAGTAATCCATGAACGAGTTAGCAAGGACAGTATCCTGTGCTACAAAGTCCGACTTCTTGCGTCCATCCGCTCTTTTAACCATTGGTGTTGACCTCCAAGGCTATAGCGCCAGTTGTCTCTGCAAGGATTGCCGCTTCTTGATCTGGATAGAAATGACCATTCATGCCAAAGTCATTGTCTTCGTTGCCAGAGCCAATAGGAAGCGTACAAGGAAATCTAGTCTTACCCATACTTTGTCCAAGCATACGCATTGTGTTGAAACCATCACGAGCTGCTTTCTGCAAGCCTCCAGAGATGACTCCGTTGTAGTCTGGTGCGACTTCAATCGCCATGTTAGCGATAAGTCCGCGCAGTGCGCCTGTTGGGATAGTTACTTCATCACCAAGATCAGACACAACTGTATAGCCAAGCTGAATACCTTGGGCATCTAGCTCTGCCATGTAGTTATTCATGGAAAATATAAAGTCTTGGTACTCGTCAGGCTCTAATGGTGCTTCACTAGCCTGTACCAATATCCTCTGAAGTGAGGACTTTGCGACCTGCGCTACAGTAGCCATTATTCGTATGTAGCTCCGCTTTTAACCATTTTGGCAGGTTTCTTTTTGATTTTCTTTTTTGCCTTTTTAGCAGCCATCATGCCTGCTTTGGTATATGGGAACTTTTGACCGTTTACGTTTGGCATAAATCACCTTACTCAAATGTTGCTGTCTTTGCTGAATTCCT